CGCCGTACTCGAACCATTCTTGAACCTTTGTGCCGGGGTACACGGCCCCCAGCGCCGTTTCGACGGCGTATTTTGTACCCAGCTTTCGGTGAACCTTTACGCTGTCTTTGATCGTCTGCCGTTTAACCTCTATCGGGTAAGAATAGTCGTACCAATCGACGTGAAGATCATAGGCGAGAACGTCAAGCGTCTGTTCGTCAAGTTCATCAATCCGGGCGTAAATGATGTTCTTTTCGATCTGCCGGGCCGTAACCTGTAATTGCTCCGCAATGGTCCGGGCCAGCGCAATCATTTTCGGGTCGTTTTTCAGAACGGGCGGAAGCGAACGGGTGAAGTCGATTGAATAAATATCGTTGTCATTCATTCTCCGCACCCCCGTTCACAACCGCCGTTTCCCCGATCACCGCAACGGCGTTGTCGGGAACGACTGTATCGACGGGGGACCGTACCTTGACGCGCTTTGCCCCGGCTTGCATAAGCAGGGAAATTAAATAGGACGGGTTCACGTCCCGCCCCATCTTTGCGCCTTGCCATTCCTTGAACGTCCGAACCGCCGCCGCGATATTCTCCGCCACCTTGTCGTCGCTTACCGCGCCGCCCTCTTGCGTCCAGTATGTAAAGTCGATGTCATACGGGACCGTTTCAGGGGCCGCGACGGTGACGTGATCGGTCAGGGGCCGCACCTTGTCGGCGTTCAGAATGTCTAAAACCTCTTTCAAGATTTCTTCCCCCGGCAACTGCCCGCCGGAAAGCAGAACCCGCACGTCAACTTCGCCCGGTTCCGGGGAAGTCGCTTTCACGTCCACGATCAACGCCGACGCGGATTTTGCGTAATACTCATACGCACCCAGCGGCCCGGCGGTTGAAAAGGTTTCGACGCTTTCGCGCATACGCTCATAAAATGCCGCGTCGCTCTCTTCGTCCGCGCCGCCGTCCGATTCGGACACATTTTCGACGGACCCGAAATACGGGAAGATGTCAATTAACTGTGTGATCTGCCCCGGAACAAAGCCGTTCCCGATCTCCCCATCCGTCTGGCACTCCGCTTCCACGTCCCCGAACAGGTCGCCCGCTGGGATTGTCAGGGCTTGCGTTGTCTGAAAGATGATTTCGCCGTCAACGGTCACGCGGGTTCCCACGGGAACGATTGTCGCAACCTCCAACGGAATGGAAAGGGTGAACCGCAACGTCGTTTTCGCCTTTTCCGGCTCCAAACGGTAAGCGTCTTTGAACAGTTCTGCGAGGGAATCCAAATATTCACCCTCTGCATACCGCGGGACGTTCTGCCGGGCCGAAAAGTCGATGTTTACCCGCTCTTGAATGATGATGTCGGCCACCCAAAGAATAAACAGGCGCGCCGGGTCCGCCGGGTACAATGTCCGCCCGGTGAATGCTTCGTAAGACTGAATCAGGGCATTTACAACTGTGTTCGTGTCCGTGTCTACAAAGTGAATATCGGGGTATTCTCTAACTTTCGTCGTCAATTATGTTCACCTCCACAACTGGAATCAGCGTGCCGGGCGTGTCGCCCAATTCATAGGTAACGCCCAGCACTTCCGCCCGCGGTTCGTCCCGCTCCACCGCGTCTAAAACCTCCGAAATAAGAACAGATTGTGCAACCTGTATCGGCCTGTCAACGAACCTTTGCGCCATTCCCAGCCCCCGGTCAAGGGGAACGGAGAATTTCGGCGTTGATATGATGACCGCGACGTTCTGCAAAACCTCTTCTTCCGTCGTTTCCGGGGCAAGATTGATGTTTTTAAGGTCATACGCCTTTATGATGTGCGCCACGCTCTCACCCCCTTAACGGCCCGAATATGATTTCATCGTGACGCTTACTTTCGCAACAAGCAGATTTCCGCGGTTGTCATAGCGCGGCAACGAATTTGAAAGCTTCGTTATAACCCACTTGTTTGTGCCGTAAGCTTTCGGCCCGATGACAAGGCGGTGAACCTCTCCGCGCCGCATTGCTTTAAGCAGTTTTGAAACCTCCGCAATCGGGTTCACTCCCAAAAAAGCGGAAAAGAACATTGTAAACGTCATGCTTTCAACGTCCGTCCCCGTGAACTCTAAAAGGGGTTCTTTCAAATGCCTGTCATGCGTCGAATACTTCGCGCCGCTGTCCCATTTCAGGCCGTCAAACGTCTTGATCTGATTTCTTGAAACGGCAAAGGTGATGTCGCCCCAAGTCCCGATAACTGCCATCTTTTATATCCCTCCTATCACGAACCCGTCGCCGTCGTTCGTCGGGATATAAAGACAAAGCACATAGTCACCCGGCGACGGTAGCCACGGGCTTATTTTGACTTTGTGCGTGTGCGACGCAAAGGACGCGTCGCCGCTTCCGCCTGATTCCGTTTGTGTTTCCTGCACAACGTCTTTTGCCGGAATGAACGGCGGGTTCTGAATCACTTTCAGGGGACCCGAAACAAAGGTTGTCCCCATATCCTTAAAGGTCACGCGGGCGGTTCTGTCTGCGGCATTGACGGAGGAAACCCAGCCCGTGCGAACGATGTTTTTATAAACGCTTGCTTCTCCCATCAATACCCCTCCAATACGCGGCGTAATTTGACGCTGGTTGTGTACCCGCTCGACGAAACGGAATGCGTCGCGCTCTCGACGATGTACTTTCCGTCGAATGCTCCGTACCCTTTCACGGTCACGGTCACGCCTGCAACCAGCCCAGCGTCGCCGACAAGTGTAAAACTGGCGGTGAATTGCTGTCCGTTCTTCTCCCGCAACCGCTTTTCTGCAAGCGTTTTCGCTTCCGCGTTGCTCGAAACCTTTTCTTTGATCTCCAGCACCTGTGCGCTTTCGCTTGTGTCAGCGTCCGGGGCCTTGTATGTCGCTTCATAGGTCGTCCCGCTCGACGGGTCCGTATAGGTCACGTGGCAACTGCTGTATGAAGCGTCGTGAAAGCTTGTGTTGAAGCTGTACCGCTTCACGTCCGCCGCGCCGCGCTTGATCGTGCGGACCGCGCTTTTCTTCTCATACGCCGCCGCGTCGAATAGAACAATCATTTTTGCCGTTACTTTAAGGGAAATCCCCGCGGCCTTGCAAAGCCGTTGCAAAAATGTAATGTCCGATTCCTGCACCTGTTCTTTTCGTGTGTAAAACGGGTCGAACGCCGATTCAAACATACACGTAAGCCCGTTCTTTCCGGCAATTTCGTTCGCAATCCCGGAAAGCTTGATTTTCTCCCATGCTTTTGTCTTTTTCTGCGTTCGTACCGTTGACGTGTAGGGGATAGACCCGCCCTTGATTGTCACTTTCGAGGGCGGGCCGCTCCCGTCCACGCTGTCGATCTGAAACGTGCCGCAATCCAGCACCCGGTCTTTTCCGTCCGAGTTCCAGTTTTTTTGAACGATCACCGCGGCAAGTTCCGCGCCCTTTGACGCGCCGGGCGTGTTCAGCCAATTTCCAAGCCACACGCCCTCCCGGTCGTCAAGGGTTAGTTGTAAATCGTCCGTTTCGTCCTGTTCGTTGTCCGTGTAAGACAAGGATTGCAAATACCTGTTGATGTCTGCGCTTATGTCCACGCCGTCAAAGGTCAGGCGGACGACGGTTCGCCGTGCGTTCATGTCGTCCGCCCCCTTTTCCACGGCGGCAAGTCAGCCGAAACCCGCGCTTCCGCGTCGGGTATATCCAGCGTAATTCCTGCCGGGAAAACGACGGTCCGGCGGTGTTGCGGGTTCGCTTTCATAATCCTGTCGGTGTATGCTTCGTCGCCCAGCGTCTTGTAGGCGATACCGTCCCACATATCCCCGGCAATGGTCGTGTATTTAGTCATACCTCCGCCGCCTTTCATCGTCCTCCCTCTGCTTCATGCGGTCGTCGAACTTGTCTAAAAGTTCTTCGTCCCGCCTGTCTAATATTTCTTCGATGTCCTCCGCTTGCGCTTCGCTCCCCACATGGAAAACGGGCGCGCTGTGAATGACAATGCCCCCGCCTTGCGGTGATTCTGCGGTAACGGTCGGGGCTGAAACTCCGCCCGGACCGACGCGCGCCGCCGAAAGCGCCGCTTGCAGTAACGGCAAGAGGGTAACAACCGTCGTTCCGTCCTGCGCTTCACGGGCCGCGTTGATGTTGTCAAAGATTCGCCCGGTCTGTGCGGCGGTAAATACGGTCCGGCCCCTTGCGTTCGTGATAAGTTCCGCCCCCGCTTCGCCCGCAATGAACGTGTCGGGGGTGTATTTAGAACCCTTTGCAAGCATGGGAATAAGCGGTATATTGATACCCATTCCGCCGATTCCGGGGACCCAATCGGGAATTTTCAGCTTGTTCAAGCCGCCTATAACGGTATTGATAACGGAAATAATGCCGTTTACAACGCCCGTGCAAACGCTCTTGATTGCTTCCCATATCCCGCTGAATATGCTTTTCACGCCCTCCCACGCCTGTTTCCAGTTTCCAGTAAACACGCCTGTAATAAACGTGATAAGCCCTTGCAAAATCTGTGTCAGCCCGTTCAAAATGCCTGAAATTGCGTTGATTGCCGCTCCCAGCACGTTGCTAAACAGTTCCGCAACGGCCTGTATGATCGGCATTAGTGCTTGAAGTAGCGATTGCAGAACGGGCAAGATCGCTTCAACAAGCGGTTGTATTGCTGAAACCACCGTCATAATCAGGTCGATCACGATAGGAAGAATGTTGTCTATGATCTGCTGAATGATCGGCATAAGTGCTTCAAGTAACTGTTGCAGAATCGGAAGCACCGCTTCTATGATCTGCATTACAATGGGAACGAGGGTTTCCACAAGCTGAATCAGCACGGGCAAGATCGCTTCGACAATCTGCCCTATGACGGGCAATAGCTGGGCGATAAGGTCAAACAGGACGGGAAGCACCGTTGCGATTATCTCCCCGATCAGCGGCACGATCTGTTGTATCAGACTTCCGATGACGGGTAGCAGGGAAGTGGCAAGCTGGGCGAATTGATCTAACAGGCCCGGCAAGATTCCCTTTAACTGTTCCACAACGCCGATGATCGAATCAAACACGGCAACGCCCGCTTCTCCGAAATTCTCTTGAAAGAAGTTCCGCGCGTTTCCGATGTTCTCACCGCTGAAAACGCCTTTAATCGCCGCGCCGACGTTCTGAATCACGCCCCACACCTTGTCGAATACGGCAAGTGCGCCGTCGCCGAACGTCTGTTGAATCCAGCCGCGTACCTCTTCAAGATTGCCGGAAATCAGCTTGATTGCAAGGGCAACGCCGCCGATGATACCGACAAGGGGCAAAAGCTTTCCTTTGATACCTCCAAGCCCTGAAAACAGGCCCTTTATACCGCCGGAAGCGTTAAATGCTTTCATCTTCGCAAACGCGCCTTGAATCCCCAATATTCCGCCCTTGATTTCCAAGAACGCAAGCTTTCCCGCTTGCCCCCCGGCCTTTAAGCCTAAAAGGGCCGCGGCAACCTTGACGATTGTTGAAAGCAATTTCGGGTTTTCCTGCGCCCATGCCGAAAACTTCGTCACTAAATCCGCCAACTTTTCCGCCGCGGTCGTGACGTATGGTAAGAACGTATCGCCTAACACAATACCGAGATTCGACAAGGCCGTTTTTGCCTTTTTTATCTTCTCTTCGGTCGTGTTCATCATTTTTTCGTAGGCGGATTGTGCGGCCCCGGTGCTGTCTACCATTGCGGAAACTTCGTCGTTGAATCCCTCAACGCCGTTTGCCATCAGCGTAAGGGCGGCTTTTCCCGCTTCCGCGCTCCCGAACATATCCGCAAGGGTTTTCCCGCTCTTGTCGGCTTCGCCCTGTAAGATGTTCAGAACGTCCGCAAGACTTTTTCCCTCCGCCATCAGTTCGCTGAACCCTTTTCCCGCGGCCTGTCTTAACGCTTTATCTGCCGACGTGCCGCTTTTGCCTAATTCGTTCAACATACTGTTCATGTAAGTTGTCGTTTCGGCGGCGGCAATGCCGCGGGCGGTCATAATGGAGTAGCCCGCGCAAAGCTGTTCCAGCGCGACGTTGTTTGCATTCGCGGTCGGAATCACTTTGCCCATGACCGACGACAATTCCGCGACGGTAACTTTGCCGCGGTTTTGCGTCGTAATCAGCATATTAGAAATTTCTTCCGTTTTCGACGATTCCATACCGTAGGCATTTAGAATCGTCGTTAAAACGTCCAACGCTTGCCCGGTTTCGGCAAAGCCGCCCTTTGCAAGCATGGTCGCTTTTTCCACGAATGAAACCGCGTCGGAGGTTTTCTGCCCGGCGGAAATCGCGTTGTAAACGTCCTCCGCGACGGTGCTTGCGTTGACCCCCAGCGCATTTGACAGATTGATGATTTCTTTCTGCATTTGCGAAAGGGGAACAACGTTCGTGTCGGCAATCGTGCCGACTTTTGCCATCGCGGTCTGAAACTCTATCGACTTTTGAACGGGTCCGGCATAAATCGCCGTACCCAGCGCGGCAATGGTCCCAATCGTCCCGGCAAGCTGTGTTTTTGTCTTTGAAATCGCTTCGCTGTTTTTCTGCTGTGCCTGTCCGATCTTCGCCAGCCGTTCCTGATTCCGGCGGACCTGTTCGTAACTTTCGGCCAGCCGTTCGTTCTCCGCGGTCAAATTGTCTGTGTCAACCCCTGCGTCGCGTAGTTCGTCGCCGAGTTGACCCAGCCGGGCTTCCTGTTCCTGAATCTTTGCGGTGGTTTGCTCAATCTGGCGGGCGTTCCTCTCCATCTTCTGCCGTAAGGCTTCCGACGGCTGTTCCGTTTGGCTCATTTCCCGCTGTAAGCGGTCGTGTTCCTCCGTCAGCTTCGCCAGCTTGTCTTTGTTCGCTTCAAGTGCGGCGCTCTGCTTTTGGAATCCCTCGATCTTCCCGGAAAGCGCGTTGATTTTGGAAAGGTTGCCTTGTAACTGCTTTGACGCGTTCATTGCGCTGTTGAAACTGGAATTAAACCCGCTCCCCAGCGTCGCCTGAAGCTTAAAAAGCAATTCAAATTCTTTTCTTCCCGCCAAAGGCTCACCCCCTTTGCTGTCGTTCTTTCTCCGCGCGTTCCTTATCTTCCGCGGCGGCGGCGTTTATGTCCCTTATCCATTGCACAATTTCCGCCGTTGCCATATCAAGCCAAAACGGAATAGGCGTGTTTGTTGCCTTTGCAAGTCGGTAACACTCCCGCCGCCACCAGCGGGCCGGGCGTTTTAATAGCCCGTAGACAGTAAAAAATCACGCGCGGCGTTCGTAATACGGTTGAAGTCGGGCAACGGCATAGCGTCCAGCACGTCGCTTCCGATACCCGCGGCCCGCGCCGCCATCTTGCTCTGGAAGTTCCGGGAGATTTCAGGCGCAAGGGCGTATTCGTTGTTCATCTGCATTTCAGTTTCGATTGCCACCATGTCGCGCCCGGTCAAACGCTCAAAATTGAACGTCAATTCCTTATAGGTCATGCCGCCGTATTCAAACGGTGTCTTGAACTTGTGCGTATAAACGCCCGCGTTTGCCCCTGTGGGCTTCTCTGTGGCTTCCGGGGTAACTGCCGGGGTAGATGTCGCCGCCGTCCCTGCGGCCTGTTCTGCGCCCTGTGTGGCGGTGTTCTTGATAGCTTCGCTCATTGTCTTTTCCTCCGATTCGTTATTTCAGATTTTTAGATACAGAAAAAAGGGCATAAGAAAGCCCGGCGGGGAAGTCCTGCCGGGTCTTACGCCTTGCCCAACGCCTTGCGAACGTCCGCGAGGTAGTCCACGCCGTTGACAAAGTAAATGAAGTTCAGAATATCAATTTCCATCTTCTTTACTCCGTCGATGTAGGTTGCGAAATAGGTTGCCGCATACTCCCCGGAAGCTTCCGCGGCCGCGGCGGGGGCAAGCTTGCCGGGGGCAAACTTCGTCGGCGTGACGATCAAAACGTGTTTGACGGCCTGCTGAACGAACTTGCCCGCGGTGTTGTCCCAATACTGCTGGGCGGCGCGGAGGTCAAGCTGGTGATTTCGCGGCTCCGCAAGCTTGATCGCGTCGGCGGTCACGGAACGGAAATTCAATGTCAGCGTCATAGCTTCGATGTGACCCACGAACGCGCCGTTGAATGCGCCGGAAATGCCCGCGCCCTTGACCTCTTCCGCAATCTGCGAGATTTCGGGAAGCGTAACTTCCGCCATGCCGTAAAATTCGGTTGCGTCCTCATATACGGCAAAGTTAGTTGTACCGTTATCAACTTTCATTGTCTGCACCCTCCTTTACGCCGTCAGCGCCGCGGCGACGTACTCCGCGTCGTACTCCAGCACGAAATTAAGTTCTTTCGCCGGGCTGGGCGGGGTCAAGAACACATGGAAAACGGCCTTGCCCGCCATAAGCGCGGTCGTGCTGTTTTCGTCCTCTCTGAACTCGACGCGTCCGCCCAGCAACTGCTCTTCCGCGACAAGGCCGTTCAGCCAAATATTCACGGAATCAACAATGCTGTCGATCAGTCGCCGGGTCATCTTCTTGTCAACCTTGCTCCAATAGGTCAGAATCAAGGAATTTGCAACCCAGCCGAACATACGGGACACGGCGATAAAGTAATTCTTTACGTCCGTGTCGGCGGGGAAACAGGCGGTTTCATTGCCCCAAAGCACATAGCCGCCGATAAAGTTAAGGGCGGTCACAATGCCGTTGCTGTTCAGGTAGTTAGCGTTCTGCAAGTCAAGCAGAATCACCGTACCGTCGGCAAGAACGGCGCTGTCCATCTGCAAAAGCTTGTTCGACGGGGATTCCGCCGGGCAACCGCCGTTGTCCGAATCGGTCAACCCCATTCGGCCCGCGGCCTGAACGGACAAATGAAAAACACGGTCCCCCAGCTTCACCAAAGGCCAGCAAAGAACCTGTGTTTTCGCGTTGATGTTCTGCGCTTTCTTCCACGCCGGAACGTCGGCGTAATGCTTGACCACTTCCGTGTCAACGTCGATCAGGGCTTTCCCCTCGAAAACGCCGTTGATGTTTGCGGCCTTTGCCGCCATGACCGCGGCAACCTCCGACTTGTCGGACCAGCCGGGGGCAACGATCAGGTCGGCGACGATTCCGTATTTCGGGAAAACCTTGTCAATCAGTTCAAGCCCGGAATACTTCTTCGTGGTAGTGTCGAACCCGCCGATAATGTCCCGCTCCGTGATCGCGGACGGGTCCACCGCGTCAAACGTAATGGTCAGTTCGCCCGTGCTTTCGGGGATTCCGCCGCCCTCCAGCACTTCAAGAATCAGATTCCCGCCGTCATAAAACAGGTCGAAATCTGTTCCGATGTCGTACCCGGTGACTTTCACCGTGTCTTTCAGGGCTTCCAGCGGCAAAAGAACCTTGCCGTCGGTCAGCGGGTAATTTGCTTCCTCGACGGTTTTCTTGTGCTTCGCGGGGTCCAGCACGTTCACGAAAACGACGGGGGACACGCCGTAAAGCTTGAATTGCGAATAGATCGCTTCACAAATGGGGTAATTCTTCCAATCGTCGCTATACCCCAAAGCGGCGACGGCTTCGGCGTAGTTCTGGCACATGATCGGGTCGTTCACCGCGCCGCCGACGGTATGTACCGGGGCCGCGCCGACGATGAATGCAACGCCGGAATCAGCCGTTACGGGCGTTGTTACCGACGTGTCGGCCTGTCTTGTAGATACGCCGTGGTAAAATTCAGCCATTTTTTATACCTCCCTGTTGCCGCGCATTGTCGAAACAATGTCGCTATAATACTTGTGTGCAAGGTTGCCGGGGGTCTTGACCTTGACGGAGAACGCCGCCAGCCTGTTCACGGGGACGATCAGCCGCGCCACCTGCGGGTAAACCTCCAGCACGTCCGCAAGGTAGGCTTTCACGTCCTCAAACGTGCCGCGGAACACGGCGTTTTCTTTCAACCGTCCGCGGGGCAAGGTCGGCCCGGCATAAACGAACAGGTCGTACCCGTCCGGCACGTCCTCTTCGCCCTCTGCGCCGCTCTGTTCGGCGTTTTCGTCCGGGGTGGTATTGTTACCCTCCCCGCCGCTTTCGGCGGCTTCCTGCGCGTTGTGCGCGTCAATAGCGGCGATAATCTTTGCTTTCGTCATGCTGTCGTCAACGTCAATCCCGTTCACAACGGCAAGTTCCAGCAATTCCGGCTTTGTCATTCCGGGTTTGTACTCTACTGCCATACTTTCTGAACCTCACTTTCTACAATCGGCATTCGCCATTCGGTCATCATTTCGCCCAAATAGTAAGGCGGCGTGCTGTCCGGGTAGACGATCATTTCAATGGGTGGTTTCAGCATGAAGCGTTCTGCAATCACGCCGTCGCGCAAAAACGCAATACGAATCCGGGTAAGCAGATTCAGGACGCACAATGCGCCCTCTTCGCCGTCCTCCGAATAGGTGGCGGCAACAATTCGCACCATGCACGAACTTTCCGGCATTTCCCCGGCGGTCTGCGTGTCTGTGCTTTTGATGTACTGCAAAAGAACATACGGAATCCGCTTCGTTTCTGCGTCCTTTGTCGGAAGTCGCATTTTGTAAACCTCCGCGGGCCGCTCTTTCGCTTCTCCGCTCTTCCTGTCCACCCGGACGGGAAGCAAGATGTCTTTTGTGTTTTCTTCGATAAACGCTTTCAAAGCGTCCAGCAGTTCTAACGGTGTCATGTCTTATCCTCCGTACCCGTTCAGAATACGGGTGATTTCCTGTTCAACGCGCTTGTCGATGGTTTCTTGTGCCGCCTGTTCCACCTTGTCAAGCACGTTTTCGTTACCCATCATGTGTGCGGTAGACGGTCCGTAAAGCTGTTGCGACGAATCACGCCGTCGCGTCAGTCGTTCAAACACGCCCACACCGTATTTGCCCAAATCTGCGACGTATGCCGATTCCAGCCGCTTCCCGCCCTCCGCGCGCAATACAGAAACGGAAACCGTGCGTTGCGCGGGGGCGGGCGGCGAAACCTTGAAGCGTTTTAGCGGTATCACCGTTCCGGCAAACTCAATAGAACCCACCAAGTCGCCCGCGGTTGCCCGCTTCATCTTCATGTTTTGGTTTGCGGTAATGTCTGATTGCTTGATGTTGTACGTTGCCCGGATAACCTTTCCCGATTGCGAACGCACCGTACCCAGCGCCCGGTTTATGACGTTGAAAAGCGCCCGGTTCGGCGCGCCTTTGATGTCCCCTAAAAGCAGATTTACCCGCTCGATCTGTTCGTTCGTTATCTCAATCATTCGGTCAACCCCTCCAAATAAAGCACGATTTCCCCGGCTTCCGGGTGAACCTTTGTGATTGTGTAAACGTCGTCGCCGATCTCCACGGTTTCATCTTTTTTCGGGGTCCGTTTCAAAAGGGAAAGAGGGACGTACATTACCAAATCGACAAGAATTAAACCGTCCACGTGATCGGTGGACGGCTTTTTCCTGTCCTGCGCTCCGCCGTCGTCAAGAATGACCGGGCCTTTGTACCGGGTCCCGGAAATCCAAAACTCCAAAACGTCCGCGTGTTCGTTGCTGTTGTGAAAAACGGTCGTCAAGTCCCGCTCGACTTGCGCTTTGAAGTTCATTAAAGAACCTTTGCAACAAACCAGCTATTGACCTCATGCGGCACGGTCAGCGGCTTGCTGTTGATCTGCAAGAAACGGCGGTCCGGGCGGCGCTCCACCCACGTCTGCGGCACTTTGTCGCCCTCGACGGTAACAAAGTTCACGCCGTTGTCGGCAAGCATAGTCACCGCGCCGTAATAGATCGAATAGTCCGCTTCCGTAGAAAGCAGGGCAAGCGTGCCGTCTGGAACAAGCGGCTTGTCCTCCGGCGCGTCGGGGTCGGTCCAGTTATCAAGATACCATTCGTTGTACTGGTAGATGTCCAGCCCCATCTTGTGAACGCTCCCGATGTAGGTAAGGCCGTTCGGAAGCTGGCGGGGCTTGATGACCGCAAGATCATAACCCTTGATGTCCAGCACTTCCTTTACCTTTGCGTTGTTTACAAAGGCGTTTGCAACGTCCTTTGCCATGACGCAAATATTGCAGTTCACAAAGCCGTTTTTCTGCACGGTTTCGTGCCACCGCTCAAGGTCGGCCAGCGGGTCAGCGGTCGGGCTGGTCCATTTCAGCGCGTCGGTGACGATGGTTTCGGTGTTCGTGAAATTGAAGTCGATAACTTCGTTCAGGCCCTCCCCGATAATGGGAATCTGCCCGGTAAAGATAGCGGTTGCCGCCATCCACTCTTCGCGGCGAACGATCATTTCGGTAAGTTCGGCGAAATCCTCCGCCAGCTTCTCAACGGCCCGTTCCGCCGGGGTCCTGCCGCTGTACGGGTTTTCGCCCGCGGCCCGCTCCAGCAGGTCGTCAACGGTCGTGATCTTGTTCGGGGCGACAAGAACGGGGGTGTAACTCTCCGTTCTGTACCCGCTGTTCGGAATAGTCTTGCCGCCGATCTTCGGGTGAACGAACGGGGCCAGCGCGCGGCTCCCTTTCTTGAAATCCACGTCAACGCTCTTCGTCGGGAACGTCTGGCGGTTCTTGAAGAACGTGTCGCGGAAGAACGTATGCACCGGGGGCATACGGCGAATGATTTTCCCCATTGTGCGGGGGGTGTAAATATCAGTCTGAATAGCCATTTTTGATTTCCTCCCTTTACTTCAAAAAGATTCCCAGCTTACGGAAAGCGGGTTTCAGGGTATCGGCGGTCACGCCGTCGGGCAAGGTCAGCGCGTCGGCGAAAAATTCGCCCGTCAGGTAGCACACAACGCCGCCGTCGGTCGAATCGTCCGCGGCGATTCCGTGCAAGTCCGCCAGCCCGTCGGCGGTCGCTTCGCTGATACCGTCAGCGGTTTTGATGACGGGGGCGTATTTGCGAACGGTTGCGCCGCTCTTCACGTCCCCAGCTTCCGTCACAACGGGGAAGTCGCCCGCAAAGAAGTTCACGGGGCTGGTCTGATCTCTGTTGATCTCATACATGGTCTTTTACCTCCTTACTTCGTTTCGGGGAAAAGCTTGTCAAGCGCCGCGTCGATTTCGTCCGCGCCGCTCTTGCCGCCGGTCCCCTCAATTCCTGCGCCCGCTCCGACTTTGCCCGCGCCGCTGTTCTTCGCGTCGTCGTCGCGGTCCTGAATGTACTTGCCGCCCAGCTTGCGCTGTTCCGCGACAATCGCTTTCGCAACGTCGCCCGCGGCAACGGGTTTTGTGAATTTTGCTTCCGCAACGATATTTTCAAAGCCCGGAAGCGCCACGTCCTCGATGTCCTGAATGCGCTTGCGTTCCGCGGCGGTTGCCGCGTCCTCGATCTGCTTTGTCAAGTCGGGGAAAGCCGCTTTCAGGCCGTCAACGGTCTTGATGTCCTTGATTCCGTCCATGATTTCTTCGCTCCTTTTCGGTTCATTTTGATGTTGTATATCTGAAAAACCGTCCGGCGTGTGGGTCGCACAACGGTTTAACAGCGAAACGGGGAGGTTCGGGAAGCGCGAAATATCAAGTGAAACGCTGTTCACGATGACTTTTGCCGTGTTTTCAACGGTCGTGTCTGCTTCCTCGAACATGATCTTGTCGCAAAAACCAGCGTCAACGGCCTGTTTGCCGTCGTACCATGTTTCCGCGCTCATAATCGCGGCGATTTCGTCCGCGTCTTTGCCCGTTTTCAGGGCGTACCCGTTCACGATTGATTGCTTAATCACTTTCAGTTCTTCGCCGACTTTCACAAGGTCGGCTTCGTTGAAGTAACCCAGCAACCCCACGGACGGGTCATGCACCATAAAAACGCCGTTGCCCGGAATCTCAATCACGTCGCCCGCCATTGCAACAATCGTCGCCGCGGACGCGGCCCAGCCGTCGATCTTGACCGTGATTTTCGCCGGGTTGTCTTTCAGCCGGGTATAAATGGCATTTGCGGCGAACACGTCGCCGCCGCCGCTGTTGATTCGCACGACGATTTCGGGGACGGACCCCAGCGCGTTCAATTCCTCCGTAAACTGCCGGGGCGTTACTTCGTCGCCCCACCACGTTTCGGAAGCAATGTCGCCGTACAAAATCAATTCCGGGGCGGCGTTCTCTTCCGCCGCGTCCCGGAAACTCCAAAAGTGCTTATTTTTCGGGTTCTGTGCTTGATTGTCCGGGTTCTTCGCCGGGCCGCTCTTCTTTTTGGCTTCCTGTGCCATCGCCCTTGACCTCCTTTAATAGCTTTTCTTCGCGCCTTAACTGCGCCGCGTTTTGGTAGAAATCGGACCCGTTCATTTCCATTGCTTCACGGTCACGGGTTGAAAAGCCGTTTTGTACGCGCTTTTCCGCCGCGGTGACTTCCTGAACCGGGTTCAAAAGGCCCTGCGCCGGGCCGTTCCACTCCGCCCCGGTGTACGCCTTGCGAATGATCGGGTCGGTAAAAAAGCCGGGCGCGGGGATTCTTCCCTTTGCGACGGCTTCCGCGAACCACTCTTCATAAATGGGCTGGCAAAAATCGTTTGCAAGCCATGTCCGATACATACGAAACATTTTCCATGCTTCCAAAAGCGCGCCGCGTGACGCGCTGTACGACGCGTTGAAGTTCTTTACCAGCAGTTCGTAAGGAATTTCAAGGGCCGCGCCGATCTGTCGGCAAATGGCAATCACGAACCCGTCAAACGCTGTGTTCGGTCTGCCGGGGTTCATGTCGTGCGCCTTTTCGCCCTCGTTCAAGTCCACGATTGCGCCGGGCGCAAGTTCAATCGTGCTGTCGTCGTCCGCGTCCACCTGTGCTTCTTCCGGGATAATTTCACCGAAAGCGCCGTCAGCCGACGCGCTTTCCTTTTCGATGAATACCGTAAACATACCCGAAACGACGGCGGCGACAAGTTCCGCGTCGGTGTATCGTCCTAACTGCTTCAACGCTTCGATGACCGGGGCAAGGAACGGCACGCCGCGGCGCTGTCCGATTCGCTCCCGGTTCATAATGTGAATCACATTGCGCCGCCCGGTCTTTTCGCCCCATGCTTCAACCCGCGTCCACTTCATTTCCGTAAATTCATACGAAAGGGGGTGGTGGGTGCTGATATGGTATGCGACGACTTCGCCCGCGTCGTTCGTTTCAACGCCGCCGACAATGTGCGGGTCGCCTGTGTCCCCGTGCGGGTTGCTTAACCTATCCGCTTCAATCAAGCAGATTCGGAGATCATAGGGCATATTCACCCGGCTTGTCACGGGAAGCGTTGCGATAACGTCCCCGCTCATAAGCCAATTCAGAAAGGCAAGTTGCTGGAGTTCGTAAAAGTTGTCCAGCCGCTCCAAATCGCAAGCGGGGGAATCCGCCCACAAAGCAAATTCCCGTTCGATCTTGCATTCAAGGTCCCGCGCTTCCTCTTCGCTGATTCCCAAAACCTCATAATCGACTTGACTTTTCAGCTTCAAGCCGGACCCGACGACGTTTGTTCGGCACGTTTTCAACGCGCCCGTCGCAAGAGGAACGCCCATGTAAAGATCACGGCAACGCTGGCGGAGAACGGAAAGGTTTTCTTGTATGTCCTCCCGTGCGGACCCGCCGCCGTAAAGCCACCCGGCAAGCGATTTTTTCGTTACCGACGCGCCGTAATTGCTGTACCCGCTGTCAAGTATCTGTAATTTGCGACGCGCCCCAGCCCGTTTCAAGGCTCTTTCGGGCGATACCGCCGCAATTACGCGGTCAAATACATTCAATCCGCTTCACCGTCCTTTCTTACAGGTCCCGCGGAACGGCGCGGAAAACACGGTTTCTTCCGCCGCGCTTTTCGATGTTCTCCAGCCGCGCAACCTGATTTCTCCAATATTCAATCTGCTGTCTGATCTCCGAAAGGTTCGCTTTTGTCAGGCTCCGTGAACCTATCGTATAGCTTTGATGTGTCGTAACCTCCAATTCGGCGGTTAGCCATGCGTCAAGGTGCTTTTTTGCAATTTCAAGGCTGATTCCATTTGCCATTTATATTATCCCTCCGTTTCCTCTGGACCGTCTGCCGCGCTTGCGGGGCGGGGCTGGCGGCGCGTCGCGGTCCGGCTTTTTCAAAACCGGGTTCGCAATCTCCAGCGCGGCGGTTGCGTAGTTCCGAATATCAAGCGGTTCATTCCGCTTGTACCCGCCGTCTTTCAGCGTCCACACGTATTGCGCTTTGCCTTTCTTGTAGGTCATCACCATTTTTTCAGCGGTCAGGCCGCGGAAATACTCTTGCGTGTACCCTCTGTCTTTCTCTTTCGGGAAATGGCAGTAATTCGGCCCCTCTTCCTGAATGCCCAGCCGCTGATACAAGATCGCTTTTCCCGTGTCAACGCCGATTGTGAATAGCGGCGCTTTGACGCTGTTTGCGGTCGATGGGCGGTTGTAATACGGCACGTCCGCTCCGCCCTTGCCCTTGATAGCGAATACCCGGCGGGCCGTCCGCTCTTTGCAAAAGCGGTAAACTTGCGTCGTGAAGTGTCCGCCGGAATCAATGCACGTGCAAATGATTTTCAGCCGCCGCCCGTCGGCGGTCGTGAACGTCTGCGAAAGCACCTTGTCGAGTTCGTCCCAAACGGGCTTTAACTTCAAATCCCCGTATATCGCTTGATACTTGATACCCCAGCTTTCTTTCTCTTCGCCCCAGCCGACAACCTCAACTTCAAAACGGTTGTCCTGAACGTCAACGCCAGCGGTCAGCACCAGCACTTCTTCCGGCACTTCGCAATTATACTTTTCACGGCGCTTGTAAAGGTCGTCCGTTTCGAGTTGTTCGCCCTCTTCCTCCCATGTCTGCCCCATCTCTGTGTTGGTCCAGACTTTGAGAAGTTCAATATTGCCTTTCTTCTTTTCGTCGTTTGCGGTAAGGAACTTTTGCACAATTTCCCGCCATTCGACGAACAGGGAAGCAAGGGCGTTCAGGTGAAAGCCCCGAACCTTTCGTTCCGGGTACTTCGCAATAAACCGCCCGCCGGAAAAGTGTTCTTTCCATTCCGTTTCGGAGGATAGCACGCCGCACGCCGGGCAAACGCACCCGATTTCGTCGAGGTTTTCCCGGTCAAATACGATGTTTGCCCATTCAAGCGGGGTCAGCGCCTTGCACGCGGGGCAAGGAACGTTCCATTCCTCTTGTGTGCTGTGTTCGTATTCGACTTCGATTCGGGAAAGCCCCTTGATTGTCGGGGTTGAAACGTCAACTTCTTTCTTGTTCCAAAAGGTTGTAAGCCGCTTTCCGGCAAGCAAGAGGGGGTCGCCCTCATTGCCCGCCGTCGCCGGGTATCGGTCGATTTCGTCCGCAAGTAATATCCGAATCGGACGGGAAGCAAGGGACGACGGGGAATTTGCGCCCACCATAGTCACATGACCGCCGGGGAAAATCTTTTGCAAGATCGTGTTCCCGCTGTTCCGGGCTTTGTCGTTCACCCGGTCACGTAGAACGGGCGTGTCCCGCAACATAGGGGAAAGGCGGTCTTTGCTGAACGTTTCCGCCATCTGTATGGTCGGCTGTAATACCATGATCGGCGACGGGTCGTAGTGCATGAAATACCCTATCGGGTTCAATATGAACCCGTCCGTCTTGCCGATCTGTGCGGCGCTCATTACAACAACTTTCTGAATGCTTACGTCGCATATTGCGTCCATGATTTCTTTCTGATATGGGGCCTTTGACGTGCGCCAGCGGCCCGGCTCCGCCGATGATTCGGAGGAAAGACGGCGGTATTCGTCCGCCCATTCTGAAATTGTCATGTCCGGGGGCGGGGCAAGAACGGCAAAAATTCGGGTGAAAAGGTCAATCGTCGCTTGTTTCACCGTCGTTCCCCCTTTCTCCGAAAGTCCCGTTGAAGTCCGACAACTCCAACAAGGCTTCGTCGATATGCTCTTTTAGCAGTTTGAAGATTTCCGCCCGGTCCGTTTTCTTGCAAAGGACCGGGGCAAGCTTCGCCGGAATAGCCATAAGCCGCGCTTTGAAGTTCACAAGCATATCTTTCATAACGGCTTCGATGTCCTCCGACGAATGAAGCTTGTTTTCTTTCAACTGCAATTCGTATTCTTCATTTTTCCGCTTCGCCCGGACCAGCTTTGCCCGCTCCGTGTTGTAATCAATCGTTTCTTCGCTTTCCGGGTTCCGCTTGCGTAGGTAGTTTATATAGCGGTGGTTCGTGTCGATCAGGTCATACAGGCCGGGGCGGACCTCTGCAATCACCTTTTCGTCGCGCAACTGCCGCACGCGGCGTTCGGAAACGTCCAAGAACCGCGCAACCGCTTTCACGTCGTAAAGTTTCATGCTTTTTTCACCCCTCTTGACCTCTCTTTTCTCAAATACACCCCCCGGCAACGCATTTCCGGCAAACGCGGAAGCGTTCAAAAAATTTTTTCACCTAAAAAAACGCTGGGCGTCGCCGAACCCGCGGGCTTTCTCCGCCGCCGGAAGAACCTATATTCAGTCGGCGAACACGTCGCCGTCGCCCTCTGTTTCGTCGTTGATCTCTCCCGTTTCGGGGTCAATCTCGAAAGCGCCCGAAAGTTTTTGCTTTGCAAGATTATATTTGCGCTCTTCAAGGCGCACCCGGCGGCTTTCCAGTTCGTACCCCTTGATAGAATCTAACAGTTTGATGATTCGCCCGTGTATCTTGTTCAACTCTGCTTCAAGCTTCATTGCCCGGTCGAATGCGCTGGCCTTTATGACCGTCTGCATTGTGACGTTATATGCGCTCTCTTCCAGTTCACGGGCCTTGTCGCCCGTCGTGTCCTGCAAGGCCGCAATCTCACGTTGTAGGCGTTCCAGCTTCTTTTCCTGCTGTCGTGTCGGCGGCTTGCCGCTCTCTGTGTCCATATCCCAAAGCAACGAATCTTCTTCCCGTTGCAGGGCTTCCAGCTTCTCCATTTGCTGTTTCAAACGCTCTTGACCTTTCGGCGTTCTCATTTCAACAACGCGGTCAATATACAGGGTGTCGGGGTCGGCCCCCTCCAGCGCGGCAATCTTGTTTTGCAAGTCTGCTTCTTTTGCAATCAGCAACCGTAATTCCGTAAGCATATTCGCTTCGGTTTCAAGGGTGATACCCTCGATATACTCCCGCTGTTCCGGGGGAAGATCGGCAACGCGAACGGCGGAATATGCGCCGTGTGTTTCGGCATTCTTATTCCCCATAGGCGCACCCGCTCCCGCGGCGTTCTTATTGCCGGGTTGCCCGCCGCGTTTCCGTGGCGGCTTCTGCGCTTCAAGCGCGGCGTTCCAGTCGTCAAGGCTCTTCCATTTTCGGACCTGTTCGGGCTTCGCTCCGACTTTCTCCGCAACCTCCCGCGCCGTCATCGTCCCGCCGGAATCCAGCCAAATCTGCCGGGCCTTGTCCCGTTCGGGGCTTCTATCGCGCGCCATGCGTCCGCACCCCCTTTCGTTTGTTTTTCATTTTCCGCTTCGCGGGTCCGCCCGGAAGCGTGCAAAAAACGGGCCATGTTCAAAACATGGTCCGTTTTCGGTGTCAGGGCCAGCGGGGAGGATTCCGCCGCCCGTTTCGTATCTGTGACTTTTCACAATACCCATTTTAGCAGAAAAAACAGGCAATGGGTGGCAATCTTATTTTTCCGGGAAACGATACCGCGAAATCGCCTTGTTCCGGCTGAACCGCTTTCCCAAAGCGTCCAGCCCGTCGTCGCGTATATTGCGGCATTGCCGCGGGCTGTAATTCAGGCGTTCCGAAATCTGTTCCCATTGTAGACCGTCTATGTAAAACGCCAAAAGCACCGCTTTTTGATGATAATTCAGGGCGTTCAACTCTGAAAGAATATGCCCTTTGATTTCCGCCAGCTTGTGGTTTTCCTGATTCATGCTTGAAATGGTCTGCTGGACGGACGCGGGGACGTTCAGAACAACCCGTTCAACCGGGCTTGACGGCGTGCCTTTCCCGTGTGGCATACCGTCCATGTTGACGGCCCCCAGCGTCGTGTAATACTGATCTTCGAGGTTCTTTATAACCCGCTCGTTCAGCTTGATTGTTTTATCAACGTCCCGGTAAAACCGTAAGATCGTTATAACCTTTTCGCGTTCGCGTTTCATTGCCTGTCCTCCTGTATGCGCGGAAAGGCGGTTAAAAACCGCCGTGCCGCTTTTGCTTACTCTTTTTCACGTTGTAACCGGGAAAGCGCAATGTTCAACGCGTCAACGTCCATTGCCCAAACCCTTGAACCGTCGTCGGTGTCGCTTTCGTTCATGCTCTGGCAATAGTCCCGTAAGCTTTCCAACTGTTCAACGGCCCATGTTGTACCCTCTGCCGGGGCGCGTCTTTCTTCCGCCGCTTTCGGCTGTTCCTGCTGTTCCCGCTCCGCCGGGGGCGTGTTTTCCGCTTCGTCGGTCGGTCCTGCTGCCGAAATCGGCTTTTCCGCGGGCGCGTCCGCCTGTTTCGGCGGCTCTGCGTGGCCCTCTGCGGGTCTTTCCGCGGGCGGGTATGTTTCTTTACGTCCCGGCGCTTCCGGCGGCTGTGTGGCGGTCTGTGGAGCGGGTGGCTGGGTTTCCCGCTCTGTCCTCTCCGCCGGGGGCGGGCTTTTCCGTTCCCGCGCGGCCTTTATGGAGATTTCCCCGGTCCTCTGATACTCCGCAAACGCCGCTTGCTGTTCCTCTGCCGCCAGCCCTGAAAGTTCGTAGGCGGTCGAAACGTTTATACGGTCCTCTTGCAACTCCGCTTTGAAGTCCGGGCAAAGGTTCCGAATGATCGCGTCATACCGCCCGATCTGTGTTGTGCTTGTGTGAAGCACCTTTGCTATGAAATCCCGCGTCCCGTCCGCCTGAACCTCTGCACCGCCGAACGTCTGTGAAACGATCTGTTGAAGCAGGGCGACGAACCGGGGCTTCGTCCGGGCTTTCTCCAGCACTTCCCGCAAATACCGCACTTCTTCGATTTTGTCCCATGCGGTTTTCTCCCTCTGCGAATTTGTCACGATCAACATAAGGCCGTCGCGGACCTCTTGATCTTCCGCCGCTTCTTCGTTCGGTTCCACGTCGCACGGCACGAACTCATATTGCGGTTTTCCCTCTTCAACAAGGGAAATCGACGCAAGGCGGCGGCGGTGTCCGGCAATGACCTTGTATTTCCCGCCGTCGAGCGGGACGACGACAAGGTTTTGAAGCACTTTCCCGGCGATTTCGATTGCCGCTTTCAGTTCTTCGATCTCCCGAATGGAATAGAAATTATCTTCCGACGGCACAAGGTCGTAAACGCTGATTTTCTCCATCCTGCTTTCAGCGGGACGGGGGGTAGGCTCCCCGCCTTTTGCCGCGGCCCGTGAAGCGTCGTTCAAAATCTGATTCAAATTAAACTTTGCCATGATGTAAGCCCCTTTCCGTCCGATTCGGACAATTTACCGATGTACTCCGATTCTTCCGCGCCCCTCTATGGGTCTGAACGCTTCCCGGCACCCGTCCGGGTCGCCGCAACCGGGCCAAAATCCCGCCCGGCAAAATCTCTTGTCCGTGAAGTCGTCCACGTCCAGCACGTCGCATATATCGCATTGATAGGCGCGAATCTTTTTCGGGTTGTTTTTGCAGTATTCGGGAACGGCCTTTTCCTCTCTCATTGCTTGCCCCTCCGCAAATACTCCCGCACAAACGCGATATAGTCCATAGCGGCCCCGCTCCGTCTGCTGTATTCAGCAATGGGGGATTCGGAAAAGGTGCTTTCGGTGACTTTCTCCGAATAGCGAATGTGCGTGTCAAAAACCGGGTATTCCGGCTGGGCTTTCAACCATTCTTCGCCCTGCCTGTCTGCGTCGGTCCTCTGAAAACAGGTGATAAGGCAACCCGCCAGCCGCAAGCGCGGGTTCAGGTCGTCCCGCGTGTCCTCTATCTGTTCTTTCAGTTCCGCCAGCCCGTCAAAGGCGTATTTGTCAATCTTGATCGGAATAATCACGTCGTCAGACGCGACAAGGGCATTTATAGTCGATATGTTGATGTCGGGCGCGTTGTCGATAATGCAGTAATCGTAAAATCCGTCCTTTGCAACGACGTTCAGCGCGTCCCGTAAGCGCGTTTGCTGGGGGCGGGCGCTGTCCATCATCACTTCAAGATTCGCCCGAATCAAGGTCATGTTTGCGGGCAATACGTCGATGTTCTCAAAGCGGGTTTTCCTGATAACCTCCCACGGGTCAAGCCGCCGGGCGGTCAGAATGTCCGAAAGGCTCTTTTCATCGTAGGAATGGACCCCGAATGCCTTTGACGTGTTGCCCTGCTTGTCGTTATCCACAAGCAATACCCGCTTATTGTGGAAAACTGCGAGAACGTGCGCCATGTTGTCAGCGGTCAGCGTCTTTGCAACGCCGCCTTTCAGGTTGATAATTGATATAGTTTTCATCGTGCAAACCTCCTTGTCGTATTTCTCCCGCTCGACGGCGGGGTTTATTGCTTGCAAGCCTCTTCCGTCGGGGCAATAGATACCAGCTTTCCGCTGTTGTCCAGTTCAAACAGGAATTGCACGGCCCCGGTTTTCAGATAGTGCATACACACAATATCGGTGATCGTGTGTACTTCCTCCCGTTCTTCCTGAATTACCTTGATTTTGTCGCCGATCTCATAGGGGCAAACCGCCTTGAACTCTGCATATTTCATTTTTCGCCCTCCGCTTCTTCGTACAATCTTTGAATCAGCCTGTCGGCTTGAATGCCGTTCAGCGTTACGGTGTATCTTGCCGCGCACGGTTCCGGCTTCCTAAAAAGCCGTTTCCGAACTCCGCGGCATTCGTATTTCGCCCGAACCTGATTCCCGGACCAGCCGCGGTCAATGTCAACTTGAACCGGCTGGTTCTCCGCTCCGCAAACCGGGCATTTCAGGTTTAACGCCTTTCCGTTCATCATGTCGTTTCCTCCGTTCCGTCAACCCATTTTTTCAGCGCGCCATATAGCAGGGTAGAACACATTTCCGCGGTGATCTCCCGGTGTTCGCATTCCCGTTTAACTGTCATGTGCGCCGATTCGGGGTAAAACACTATGATTCCGATACCCGGCGGCACAAGGTCTTTCACCTTGTCGTATATCTCAACCGGGACGGCGTAATAATTGCGGTTTCCGTGGAAGTTGTGTCCGTTTTCGCTCTTGAAGTCAGAAACCGTTATTTTCACTTCAAAGCAACTTGTCAAAATTCCCATGTTGTAAACGGGCCGTCTGAAAAAGCACCCGGCGCACGCCTTACACGGAAACGCCTTTCCGGGAATCTTGCACCCCTGCTGGCGGTCGCAATAGCTTTCGTCCCGCTCCACGTAATCTTCAAAGCGGATAACGTCAACAAACCCGGTCGGGGTCTGCACTTCTTCCGCCCACCTGATCGTCCGCATACTGCTGTTGAAAGCCGGGCGGAAATTGTGCAATCGTCGCTTGATTCTCTTTGTCAGGTCTGTTTCCATGCCCCAGCCCTCACTTCCGCCGCCGCTTGTGTTTCCTCTGTTTCGGCTTCGCCGGGGTGGGGTTCGGGTCCGGCGGTAGCGAAATCTCTTCGCAAAGCGTTTCGATCTCTTCCACGTCCGCCGGGTCAAAGGTGAACGCGCTTCCGGGGTCATAGGTCCCCGCCGTCCAATCGGCCTTAAATTTTTCAAAGTCGTTCCGATACGGTCGCATATCTCTAAACGGGTGGTATTGCTCCGCGTAGTAGAAAGCCGTCATCATGCGTTCGTCGTCCGCCGGGTCCCAATTATGCAAATGATAGCTTGCGTGCATATCGTAGGCCCAAAGGGAAAGAAGCAACACAACGCCGTCTAAAACGTCATAGGTTTTCTTGATGTTCTCGAAATCCCGGTAAACCATGCCTTGACCCTTGTTCTTCTCCCGGATTTCCTGAATTGTCTTACCGCCCGTTTTCAGGCGGCAACGAATCACTTTCGGTTGATAATTCATGTATTTTCACCGTCGCTTTCTTCCGCCCGCTCGATTGCGCGAACGGCGGCAAAGAATCCGCTTGCGCCCATAGCTTGCAGGGCCGCGGGCGCGTTGATAAATACGTTGTCGTTGCGGTTGACCCATTCTTTCAGAAATTCCACGGTATAAAGCGGGTCATTCAGCCGCCGAATAATTGCTTCCTGCTTCTCTGTGATCGTGATTTTACCCATGCTTATTTCCTCTCTTTCTTCTTCAACGGGCAGTATCGCGGGGCGGTTTTCCCGTAGAACAGTAACGGCCCCGGCGGTTTGCAATCAGGGTGTTTGCAAAATGCCGCTTCCTGTGCGAAATGCCCGACGTGTGCGCTTGCACCGTTCCCGTTCCGCATATACGTTGAAATTGACGCGTATTCGCATTCCCGGCATTTCATTTCACGCCCTCCCATTCCCACCAGCCCTGTTTTCCACGGGCCGGAATAGGCTTGTCAAACATGACCGGGTTTTGAAGCACCCATGCGAACCGCCCCGGCGAATAGTCGCCCCAAAGCTTTTCTTGCTCCGTCAGCGCGTCCACGATCTCTTCCACGGGGACGCAATCGACAATTTCAACCGTTCCGATCACCGCGCCGTAATCAAGGTGTGCAAACCGATTCCCAACCCCTTGATGTTCTGATAACGCCGCTTCGATCTCCGGCATGATTCCTTTTTCGAGAATGCCGGAACGCCACGCGTCTTTTTTCGCCGCGTGGACCGCGACGCGGCCCCGAATGTTCGT